GGGTAAGGCAATCCTGGGCAAGGGTTCACCTGTTGATGTGAACCGGAAGAACCAGCCGATGCGTAAACGGGCGGTGTTGCTGTATCCGATCGGGACTGATACCAGCATCGCCCATTTTCAGGGCCGGCTAAGGAATGACGTACCGGGGCCGGGGTACCTGCACTTAGGAGAGGCGGCAACGGATCAGTTCGTAGCGGAACTGTTCCCGTGGAAGCGCAAGGCGCGGATGGTGAAAGGCTTCACCCAGTACGACTGGACCCTGCCGCAGGGAGAGCATGACGAGGGGGGCGACTGCACGCGGTACGCCTACGCTGCGCTGCTGCTGTTCGCCAGATCGAGGAACCCGGCCACGATGTGGGACCAGCTTGAGGCGCAGCTAGTTACCGACAATCGGCCCGCAACTGCCGAGGGTACCAGGTTTGCGGCGAGTGGCCGGTTCTCCTGAGTATGCTGAGAGCATGGCAGGAATCGATCTGAGCACCGCTACCGCACGCCTTCAGCTCTACCTAGACGCTGAGGCGGCAATCCTAGCGAAACAGGAATATGTGATCGCAGGCCGTAAGCTACGGCTGGCTGACCTGGCAGAGGTCCAGGCCGGCATCGATCTATGGAACCGCCGGGTTAAGGAATTGTCTGCCAGCAACAGCGGCCGTGGTCGGTCCTTGACCCCTAGCCCGAGGTGGTGACAATGGGCAAACGTCGCAAGCCAGCAAAACGGCAGCCCTTGCCTGCTGAGGTTAACCGCCTGGCCATGGGGGAATCGATGGCGCTAGGGTTTGGTGGCATGACAGGCGCCAGCCAGATGGCGCAATCGCCGCGGTTTGCGTTGTGGCGTCCGCAGTCGCTAGATGCCGATGGCGTCGCACAGTATGAGCTTGCCGACCTCCGGGCGTTTTCTGGCGATCTGGAGCGCACCGCACCGGTAGCGACTGGAGCGATTGCCACTCGCGTCTCTCACATTGTCGGAACCGGGCTAAGCCTCCAAAGCCGGATCGATGCGGAGGAATTGGGGCTAAGCGATGAAGAGGCTAGCACATGGCAATCGTTCACAGAACGACGGTTTGCGATGTGGGCCGGTTCACCGTATGCCGATGTGCATGGCGAACTGGACTTTTATGAACAGCAGGAACTAGCGCTAAGAAGTCATGACGTTTCTGGTGATTCGTTCGTATTGCTTAGCAGCAAATTGCGTGATGGTTGGCCGTTTAGACTTGCAACGCAAATCATAGAAGCGCATCGGGTCAGCAATCCCAACGGCCAATCTAACACCAGCACGCTAGTTGATGGCGTAGAACGAGCCGAAGACGGCGAGCCGGTGCGGATTCACGTTTCCCGATACCATCCAGGCAGGATTATCTCAGGCCCGTCTAACACATGGAAGACTGTAGAGATTAGGGGCGAGTCTGGTCGGCGTAACGTGCTGCACCTGAAAAAACAAAAACGGCCAGGGCAGACAAGGGGAACGCCAATCCTCGCGCCAATCATTGCCACAATCAAACAGCTTACGCGATACTCTGACGCAGAGGTAGACGCGGCAGTAAATAGCGCAGCAATGGCGCTGTTCTTGACCATGGACGCTGAAGCGTTCAACGATATTCTTACCGATGATGAACGCAAAAAAGTGATCGCCTCTGCCAGTCAATGGGATGGCGCAATTGACAGCGGAAAGGCTATTAACTTGATGCCAGGCGAAAGCATTAGCAGCCCCACCCCAGGCAGACCAAATCCAAACTTCGATCCCTTTTTTGGGGCCATGCTGAATATCTGCAGCATGGGCCTGAACATGCCAAAGGAGGTGTTAGCCAAAGCCTTCAACGCTTCCTATTCTGCTAGCCGTGCAGCGTTGATGGACGCATGGCGCACGTGGAAAATTGAGCGTGCATGGCTAGCGCGTCGCATGTGCCAGCCGATCTATGAAGAGTGGCTAGCTGACGCTGTAGCACTGGGTATTATCCAGGCGCCTGGCTTCTTCTCTGATCCTTTCATCCGTGCGGCCTGGTGCGGTGCTACTTGGTGTGGCGATGGTCCCGGCGCTCTCGATCCGATGAAGGAAGCCATGGCGGCAGGCAAGCGCATTGAGCTAGGTCAGACGACTTTGGCAGAGGAGATCGTGGCATATGATGGTGGCGATTGGGAGCAAAAGCACCGCCAGCGAGCGCGAGAGGTTGCTGATCGCGTGCGTGATGGCTTGCAAGCTCCAATCAGTGTGGCACCTGGCGCAGCGCCTGTCCCACCTCCGGCCGATGCTGCCACAACTCAACAGCTGCCATTGCTGCTAGGCGTTGCGCCTCCCGATTCGGCCGCGGCGGTTCCATTGCCGACTGTTGCTACCCTGACACCATGAGCATTCTCGACGTTCTCAATTCACCATGGGCGATCGTGCCCAATCGACTGGAAGAAATTCAGGCGATCTACGCTGCCAGGGTCCGCGGTGACGAGCTGGACATTCCAGCGATTGAGGCACGTATAGGCCGGCCGTTGGCCAACGAGTCGGAACCCTATGAGGTGCGCAATGGAACCGCGCTGATTCCATTGCGGGGCGTGCTGGGACAGCGCATGAACCTAATGGCCAACATGAGCGGCGGCACTTCGACCGAGCTGTTCGCCCGCGATGTGAGGGCCGCTGCAGCAGATCCAGCGGTGAAATCCATTTTGATTCTGGCTGATACACCAGGCGGAACAGTTGCAGGAACACAAGCCGCCGCCGCTGCAGTTCGAGCAGTGCGAGGCGTAAAGCCCATTGCTACCCTGATCCAGGGCATGATGGCAAGCGCTGGGGCATGGATCGGCACCGCGGCCGATCTGGTGGTACTGGATTCGGGGACTTCTCAGGCTGGCAGTATTGGCGTCGTTGCAACCCATGTGGATGTGAGCCAGCGCGAGCAGGCTATGGGCATCAAAACCACAGAGATTGTGGCCGGCAAGTTCAAGCGCGCTGCCAGCCAATATGGGCCGCTGACCGAAACAGGGCAGGCGGTCATTCAAGACCAAGTGGATTATCTCTATTCTCAATTTGTCGAAGACATTGCCGCCAATCGCGGCACTTCCCAGGCTGACGTATTGGAACGGATGGCAGATGGGCGAATGTTCATTGGCCAGCAAGCTGTAGACGCTGGGCTAGCGGATCGTATTGCTAGCATGGAAGAGATCATTAGCCTGCTCAATTCCAGCGCCTCGCCTGTTGGGCGCTCCGTATCCTCCGCCATTCTTTCCATGGATTCTCCCCAAACCCCAACCGAGCAGGCCCAGGAATGGGCGTCTGCCAATCCTGAAGCCGCGGCGGTGCTGCGTGCTGAGGGCGCCATTTCCGAGCGCGATCGGATCGCTGCCGTAAGGGCTCAGGCGATGCCGGGCCATGAGGCGCTGATCGAGCAACTGGCCGCCGATGGTCGCACCACCGGCCCTGAAGCCGCTGTAGCCGTGGTCGCGGCTGAGCGTGAGATCCGCGCCAATCAAGCGGCTGTGAGGCTGACCGAGGCGCCTGCACCGGTGGCCTATGCCCCGGCGCCAGAGGCTCAGATTGAGGCCGTCACGCCTAGCAAACCTGAACTGAGCGCGCAGGAACTGGCCGAAACCGCTCGCGAGATCACCGCCAAAGCCCGCGCCGAAGGTCGAACGATCTCTGCCACCGATGCTGTGGCACAAGCCCGGCGTCAACTTTCCAACTGACGGATTCTGCCATGACTCTTCGCAACCAAGGTTTAATCAAGGCTTTTTTGGCTGGTGCCGCTATCAGCCCTTATCGGTTCGTCAAGTTCGGCGCCGATGATCGCACCGTTATTCAAAGCGCCGCTGCTGCTGATTCCATTGTCGGTGTTTCCGATGATGTCGGATGCGCATCAGGCGAGCGGATGGACGTGGTGCTCACCGAGATTGCCACCGTCGAGTTTGGCGGCAACGTCACCCGTGGCGGGTTGGTGATCAGCGATTCAAGCGGTCGCGCCATCGCCGCAACCGCATCAGCCGGCGCAAACGTGCGGACTGCCGGAATCGCCATGGCTTCTGCTGTTTCAGGGGACAAAGCCCCTGTGCTTCTCGTTCCTGGATCGTTCCAGGGCTGACCCATCACCTGAGGATTAACCCATGGCCTTCCAGAATTTTCCATTCCCCGTACAGCAACAGCTGACGGCAATCGCGCTTGCCTACACCAACCGCGCCTACATTGCCGATCTGGTCCTGCCTCGCATCCCTGTTGGCAGCCGTGAGTTCAAATGGCTGCAATTCAATAGGGACGAGATGTTCACCGTCCCTGAAACCATGGTAGGCCGTAAAGGCGTGCCAAACGAAGTGCAGTTTGGCGGGACTGAGGTGGCCGGCTTCGTCAAGGATTACGGACTTGATGATGTGGTGCCTAACGAGGACATCAATTCGGCGCCTCCTGGTTACGACCCGCTGGGACGTGCTGTTGAAGGTGTCACCGAGCTGATCGCGTTGGATCGCGAAAAGCGCGTAGCGGATTTGGTGTTCAATTCCAGCACCTATCCGGTTGCCAATCGCGCCACTTTGAGCGGCACTTCTCAATGGTCGGACTACACCAACTCCGACCCTTACAGCGCCATCATGGCGGCGCTTGATGGAATGCTGATGCGTCCAAACACTGCTGTTATCGGCCGTTTGGCATTTTCCAAGCTGCGGGTCCATCCCAAGATCACCGCAGCGCTGGCGCCTTCTAGCGCTGGTAACAGCGGCACCGTGGATTCTGCAGGCGCTCCGGCGACCGTGCAGGCCGTGGCTGATCTGCTGGAGCTTGACCAGATTCTGGTGGGCGAAAGCTGGATCAACACCGCCAAGCCCGGTCAGACTGCAACCCTGACCAGGGTATGGGGTAAGCACATGGCCTTTATGCACCTCAACCCGATCGCCAGCATTCGCGGCAACGCGATCAGCTTCGGCTATACCGCCGAATTCGGCAGTCGGGTTAGCGGCACCATCCCCGCCCCTGAGGTGGGCCTTCGCGGTGCTCAGCGGGTCAGGGTGGGCGAATCGGTCAATGAGATCGTCGCGGCCTCTGATGTCGGCTACCTGTTCTCCAACGTGGTGGCCTGATCATGGCCCGGCATGTTGTGGTTCTCGGTCCCGTTGATCACGACGGGACCCGTTACCAGGACGGCGACGAAGTGACTTTGCCACCTGAAGCCGCCGCCGCACTGGTGGCACTTGGAGTGGTCGAGCTGGCAGTAGCCGTCCAGAAAGGCAAGTCCGATCTTAAGGACTGATGGCCTTCACCGAGGACCTTACGGCCTTCCTCGACCTTAGCGGCCCCGGCGTCAGTGTGACAGCCGGGGCCGTTTCTGGCGTGGGGATCCTCGATGCAAATAGTGAGATGATCCTCGGCAGTGATGCCGTGATGATCAGTTATACGCTAACGGTGCAAACTGCATTGTTCGGCAACCTGAAGTATGGCGATGCTATCGTAGTT